ATGCGCCGTAAACAGCCACACCACCCATAATTCCTAAAGAAGCTAGACGCACAACGTCTAATGGAGATTCTACAACAATCATGTCTCCAGATGAGTACTGCTCATATCCGAATAGTGAATGGCTCTTTTGCACACCTACTGGATAGTTCCTAAAATAACGGCGGTCATATCCTTTTTCTTGCCAACCTAAAAGTTTTCCAGTATTAGAGTCACGAATAGGAATAATCCAGTTTTTCTGGTGCCTATCCCATAAAAGCCTATATTGTTGTGCAGACTCTAATGTTAGACCACGTGCTTGCAAAGCCTCTTCAGGAGGAGATGTAAAAGCACTAAGCATTGACTCTGTAATGTGTGTCTGTTCTTGAATCTTTGGTTGTTCTCTGGTAGCGCGCTTTAAACGCAACGCAAGACCTTCAGTGCTGTTAAGCCAATCTTGTACGTCTACACCAGTTCCTTGCTTATAGTTAACAAGGGTATACAAACTTCCTTTCCAACCACAAGAAAAACAAATGAAAGCGCCAGTATCAGCATTGATGTAAAAAGAAGGGTTACGGTCTTTATGCCCTGTGCGCTCTTCGTGAGCAGGGCACTCTGCTTGAATCTCATCGCCACGAATTGAGTAGTACTCAACTCCTAAACGAGTGAGAGTATCTTTCATCTCATCAACTGTCATAGGTCTGTCTCGTCTAGTTCACGGAACAATCCTGTTTCCCAGTTCCACATAAGAGAAACTTCTTTGAAGCCACCGTTACGGTTTGCAATAACCTTAAGAGTACGAGTGTCATCTACAGATTCATCTTCACGTTGTAGACCAAATATAACGTCTGCGTCTTGGTGGAAAGAAGATGAGTAACCAATAGCGTCTGCAGTAACTTGACCCTTGCGCATCTTCCAATTAAGAACCTGAGTAGTTGCCACTACAGGTACGTTTGCTTTCTGAGCCAACCGCTTTAGAGCGCGAGTAATGTTGGTCATCTGCTGGTTATAAGCCTCTGCACCCTCTTCATCAATCATGAGATAGGTACCATCAACGTAGACAATATCTGGCTTGAAGTTCTGAATCTTGCTGGCAACACTACTTACGGTAACACCGTTAGCAGAGTCAACAAAGAACATCTCATCTTCCATGTTCTGGATAACATCAATCTTATGGTAGAAAAGGCCTTCTTCCTCATCAGTTAAAGTACCTGTGCGCAGACGGTGGTGAGACACACGGGAACGAATAGCGTAGTAACGAAGCTTTTGCTCTTCGTTGTTCATTTCAAAAGAAAGGAACATAGGGCGCAAACCGTTAAGGTGGTTGGTCGCAGCCATCTGTAGCGCAACAGTTGACTTACCAGTTTTAGGGGGAGCAACAATAAAGATAAGCTGACCGTTTTGCATACCAGCTGTAGCCTCATCCATAGTTGGAAAGCCTGTTGAATAACCTAGTAAACCTGGGTTGTTTTTACGGCGCTCGTACTCTTCTTTAGCAAAGGCTGCTGCTTTGGTAATCTCAATATCATTTGTACGAGATAAGCCTTCTTGTTCAATCCTAGCAAAGCCACGAGTCATGGCGTTTAACGCTTCGTCATGGTCCTTCTTGCTATCTAATTGTTCAATAGCATCGCTAATAGTTGAAACAACAATTGCCTTACGGCGCTCATCTACTAACTTATCAAGTAAGTAATCAAGACTATCTTCTACAACATCTGGTGTATAAGTTGGAAAGTTAGTTCGTATAACATCTAGGCTAGGCGTTTCTGAGTAGTTAGCAAAGTGATGCTGTAAAAACTTAAATAACTTTTTATCCTCAGGTGAGTGAAACCAAGACTCATTAACTCCCTTTTCAAATAGGTAATTAATCTTGCGCTCGACCACTACCCTGCTTAGTAGTTTTGATTCGTGATTCATAACTGGTCTAGCCCCCAATGCCCGTACCGTAGTTGACGAGACTGTATATCTAAGACCCCAACAACTTCGGGCCTATATGGAAGCTCAGCAACCAAATGACTTACAGATTCATACGATGAGTAGTATCTAAATGGGTTGGTACCCATGTTGTCAAGTTTATCCATAAACTCGCCAAGGTCTTCTTCGTTCATATCAAACGAAGCAAGTTCTAATGTGACGCCTTTGCGTGTTGTATAAATGTACAACTGACTAAGCGTCTGACGATTAATATTTGTATCTGTCTTTACGACAGGAATTACTTTAAAACGTTTAGTTACTTTGAGCTCCGTTTGTAAGAATACGTCTGATACTACGATTATCCTTGTGGGGAGCTCGTTACTGATGTCCCCGTTTTTCATTTAAAAAACCTCTATTTTTCCATATCGTATAATAAAGCTGCGGTGGTTTTCATCAGATAACTTAGCCTGTTCTGCTTCTTCTTGAGTAGCCTTCTTAAGAATCTCTAATGGATAATTACCTTCATTGTTATCAATACGTGTTTGTACAAGCTTTGTGTGTTTGCATGTTTTACGCCCATTAAACCCAGGACATGTACAGAATAAAGCGCCTTCATCATTTGTAGACACTTCAAAGATACCTGGCCCAGGTGTTTGAGATTGACTTAAAAACACCTGCACTAAACGTAGACTATGATTCACGGAAGCTTCTTTCATTTACGAAGGTCACCTTTGTCAGAGAAAATTGGAATATATATAAACGCTTCATTAGCAAAGCTTTCTGTAGCATCTCCATATAACGCCGCCCAATCCTCTAACTTTATGTTAGTAGTAACTATGGTAGGCAATCCATTGTTAAATCGTGTGCGCAACACCTCATGAAGTAGATTCTTTTGCCAACCACTTAAACTAGCGTGTTCTTTTCCAATATCATCTATAACTAAAACTCGTATATTAAACGAATCTTGCTCGCAAACACCAAGAATGCCATTATAAATAACTTCTTGGTCATCTGTAGCGCTATTGGAAATTAAAGCGCCTTTGATATTTAGGATTTCATTGAATGTGGTAAAGAAACAAGGACGAACTAAAGTGTTGCCATCCCTAACATCTAGTTCTTCAAGGTTAAACGTACGAATGATTTCTTGAAGTACGGCCAAAGCTAAAGTTGTTTTTCCTTGCCCTGGTGTTCCGTAAAACATCAAACCCTTACCGCAGAACCCAGATAACCCAGTACCTTGAGAACGTATAACTTCTTTATTTTTTAAACGTTTAATCCAAAACTTTACATCTTCCATATCTTCTTCAGACACAGCCTTGCAGTCTGATAGCTCCCAGCCAATTAAATGCTGAGGTAGGTGAGCAAGCTTTATCCAAGATGCACGACGAGCTTTTAGTTGATTACTCTTGAACACGTAGTTTACTCCTTGACTTCCTAGAACGCTCACGTTCTGTATCTATCTGTTCTGGGGTTGCACTCTGTCGAGTGACCTGTAAGAACAGACTACCGAAATCTACAATAAACTTCTTCCAAATAATCTCTGGGTCGTTTATCCTTGTATCATGCTTTATCCTGTCAAAGAAGATATCCATCATCTGACATTCTAAGTCGCCCGTAGTGTTGTACTCAGAACGCTTCTTGTCAAGAGCAAAACGAAAACGGCTGCGAGTAACTTGCCAAGGAGCAACGTGCCAGAGCAACTGCATACGGTGTCCAAACTCAAAGGCCACATCAGTAGGAGACCAGTTAACACGGTTGCTGTCTTCCCTGCGCTTCATACGTTCACCGCGAATGCGCTCGTGTTGCTCCATCTTTTCCTGATGCTTCATCTCGCGCTTCTTCTGAAGAAGCTTGTCCCTGTCCTCAGGGTCTACGTACATAGGGGCAAAGTCATCCCATTCCATGTTGCTTCCTCCACGCAACGCGTCTGCGTTGCTATTCTGTTTATGATTAAGTAAATGTGTATTAGTATCTAGTAATAGATTGTTATTAGCATTTAGCTGAGACAGCAGTATAGATGTACGGCTTTTCAGGAACTGATAACCCGCCTCAGTTACTTTGATATTACGAGCAAACCCAAGCTTGCCTGTCTTGACCGTTGTGGTCTCAATTAAACCTAGAGAGCGTAGGTCACTCAGAGAATTCTGAATGGCGTCGCGTCCCTCTCCCAAACGCTCTGAAAGGCCCCTAGCGCCTCCGTGGTTGGGGTTTATTAGTATTTCTTCTAAAACGCCTATGGCGCGGGCTGTAATGACCATCCTAGAGCTTTTTAAGGGCATCCTGGACGGCAGCCCTGGCAGCAGCCACGACAACATCCTCTATTTTGGCCTTCACAGCCTCTGGGAGGCCCTCAAAGGCTACTTCCAGCTGTACTGGCTTACTAGGAGCCTCTGGCTCCTCAATAGGCTCTTCCTTAGCCACGGACACAGAAACTACTGTCAGACCCTCGCATAGGTTAAATGCTTTAATGTCGTTCTCTTTACAGAACTCTAAAGCAGATAGGCAGTTAGCATCTGAGTCATCCCATAGAAGCATCACTGTGGCTTCAGGGTAATTCTTAAGCGCGTCTAAGGTTGGGGACTTTGAATTAGTAAAGCTTGCCGTAGGGAAACTAGTTAAGTTAGCGCCCTCTTGGCAAAATATGACAACGTCCTTGCCTTTGTCCTTTGCGTACTGGGCCGCAAAGATTTGACCTTGGCTTGGTGTCTTATCAAAGGCTAGTAAAAGTACAGCCTCTTTGTTTTTAGCGTAGAAGTAATCTTCTACAAGCGCCTCTAGGTTAGCGCGACTGGTAACTCCTGTACCAGCAATTAACACATATAACTTGTCCATAGGACCTCCTCGTTAGGGGAGGCCTACTTTAGCACAGGTTTTAAGGTTGTCTAGCGGAGCCTACGGTTACATGGCGATACACAGTTAAACGCTCAGTTGTAGCAAGGAACGTTTTACCTAGAAAAGCCCCAGCAACTGTTTTAATAATAAAACCCTTTACAGT